CTCTTGGAGAATCCGTTCTTTCGTGTGTAGCTAATGTTCTCCTCCGCACTAAGGGTTTTTTTTCTAAGCTCTTCTGGGAGAGCATCGTATATGGCGCATTGTTGCTGGCGAATAGACACGTCTGCATTCTGCGCGAAGCACATTATGACACTACCGGGATTGTCCATTGCAGCCTTAACTACGGCTGTTGCTGCCCACGTTGTCTTGGACGATCTATTGCCGCCGCTCACAAGTATCTCATTGAAAGACTCTAACAACTCCTCTGCCTTCTTCCAGTGAGGAAGTTTGAATCCATACCTGTAAGGGTCTCGGATGCTGTTCTCTATCGCCTGATGATAGATGTCGTAGAGCGAGGCTAGAGCCTCTGGCTGCATTCGCGCCATTTCCTCATTGGTTGGTGGCGCAAGAATGGCGTGTTTCCTCCAAATCATATGCTAACAGCCTCCTTCTGAAGCGCGGCCCTAGCATCCGCTATAGCCTTCATAGCATCCTCCAAGCTCGGCTTCCCGGCCTTGTGCTCTACCACCACCTTGTTCTCACCTAGAGCCTGCATACCCTTATCTACAGCTATCCCATAGGAAAGAACCAAGTCCCGAATGTTCACCTTAGCCAAAGCATCGGGGTTGTTCGCCAGCATCTCTAGCTTCTGTTTAGCCAACAACCTAAGCCCCTCTGCCATCTCAAACCCATCTGCCGCCAACTGCTTCCGTCTCACCTCTATGGCCACCTCATGCCGCGCCTTCACCTTACTAATCTGATTGAACGAGAATCCCGTAGCCTCAGCTATCTCCTCCCACGTATTCCCTTCCGCCAGTTGCTCCAAACACAGCATAGCCTTCGTCGGCTCCCGCGCCTCTAGGGTGCGACAATCACTGTCCACTAGGGAGGACAATAGAACGGGGCTGATGTTCTCTAGGCTCATACTTTAGACAAATAGATCATAATCGACTTATACTTGAAACAATTTAGACATGAAATGCCAAACAAAAACAATGAAAAAAAGTCTTTAAGCATTATCCTTCGCTTGCGTATGGATTGTAACCATCCCCCAAAATTTCTGTCAAGACATTTGTTCAACTATGTTTCCCTGTCTTCTTCAACTATGTTCTACGTTCTCCTTTTAGGAAGGACCATTTGGATTATTTTTTTATGGGGGCGTTCTGACCAATTAACAGTAAGCCACCCCTGCAAGTCACAGACCCCCTCCCCCCCCTGTATGTGCGCGTGCGCCTACGTCAATACGGGCGTGTGCGTATTAACGCGGGCGCATTAGCGCAGGCGGGCGTGCGTATTTACGCGCAGGCGCATCAATACGGGCGTTAATACGGGCGTGCGGGCGTGTCTAGTCGTTGGTTGCCGTCGTGCGAGGGTTGTTTCGCGGGGTGGGGGAAATGGGTTGTAACGGCATTCTGTGCGGGTGCGCTGGTCGCATTAGGCAAGATGAAGCGGGCTGGCAGTCCATGGTTTGCAAGCAAGGGGTGGGAGTCAGTGTTTACCTTGCCCGTGTTCCACGTGGAACGGACAGAAACGGACACGTGTCCTTGTTTGTTTCATCCCTTGCCTCACCTACGCTTTGCGGGAGTCTTCACGGGGGAAGCGCGAATTTTAACTCGTTGGTAATCAGCACACGTAAGACGATTTGAAAAGATTGTTCTGGACCTTGAGAAGTGTCTACTTATGGTCGGTCTCGTCAGGGTTCTTTCACAGTTTAGCACACAGCACAGCGGGGGCGGAATCGCCCCTTGCGAGTAGGTGAGAAGGTTGCAAGGCGATAACCCTGCACGGTGCCGAGAGGTTGCCGTGAGTAAGCAGGAAGACGGGGCAATGGCCCTTCCTGTCAGGCGAGCGAATGCTCTTCATCTGCGAGTTGCTAGGAATGCCAAGGGGCGCGGGTTGGGCGTGTCAGCTCAACGTGAAACCGCAAAGACACAAGAAGCGCAAACCAGGTTGGCCACCGTTAAAAGGCCGTAGGTTCGCGCTTTCCCTTGCAAGCAATCTGCCTCACCGTGGCGCAAGGGTGAAACGTCGCACGTTGCGACGGCCAAAGATTGCAAAATAGAAAGACAAAAACATATGCAACTCGTAAATGCTGACCAAATCCGGGCAATCGTAAACTCAACGAATTCGTTCTCCAAAGAAGTGATGGAAGCGAACCGCGAGTTAATTAAAACCCTGCGTGCCGAAAAGAAGGCAAGGCTTATGCAACTCACGCCGTCGCAGATTGGAACGTTAATTGAACATGAGGGATTGACCCTAGTTGGAGAGAAACGGCGCACGCTCAAAAACGGTGTTCCCGTTGTCACCTTGACTCTTCGCGGCACGCAAGACGAGCGGGCCAAATTACTGAAAGAGAAGGCCAAAATCGAGGCTCTGCTCGCCAAATTGAACTAAGATGCTCGCAACCATTCTGTTCTCCGCGATTGTAGCGGTGGAAAGTGGCGGGAATTGTCTTGCCGTAGGTGACAACGGCAAGGCAGTTGGCCCGGCTCAAATGTGGGCCATCACGGTAAAGGATTGCAACCGCATTATCGGCAAGCCTGTCTTCCGCATGGAGGACAGGTTTTCGCTTGCAAAGTCAAAACAGATGTTCGACATATACACAACTCACTATGGTAAACGCTATGGCATACCCATCACTGACGAGGTTCGGGCTAAGGTTTGGAATGGTGGGCCGAATGGCCCAAAGAAGCAAGCAACTCAAAAATATTGGCTGAAAGTGATTGAGAAAATGTAAGGCCGAAACAACGCTTTCAAGCGTTGTCTTGTGGTAGTTTCCACAACTGACGAGGCCAGTCGTCTCAAAATAGAAACATACAAAAATGAGAAATCAGATAGAAATACCCGTGTATCCTGAGGGTGCCTCTCAAGGCATCACCTTCAGGCATCGGGAGTTTAGTTACGCGATTCCGTCGTATTCATTCACAGATGAATACACGCAGACGCTATGGGCGAAAAGTTTCGCCAAAAAAGCAAGAAAACTAATAACCAAAACAGGCATAGAAAACGTCATTCTTGACGTATTCAGATACAGGGGCTCAACGCAATACAATGATCGGGTGCATCAACGCAGGCTGGCCAAGCAATTGGGCAGTTGCGACCCGTTAGTTAGGCAACCGTTTCTTGACAGAATCAAGCAACAAAATCTCACGCCACAGGTATTCAGATACGACAGGGCAATTGGCGTTGAGATAGAATGCCTAAAGCCCGCTGGAAGGCGAGTCGATATTCCTATATGGTCAAGGGCCAAAACTGACGGCAGTATTAGGCCCGCACCCAACACGGAGGGCGTTGAGTATGCCATCCTTATAAAGCGTTCGGAGTTAGAGCACAGGCTTCACAAATTCTGTGGGCTAATCTCTGACCATAGGGTAAACACATCATGCGGGCTTCATGTCCACATTGATTGCCGGGGTCGCACGGAAGATGATGTGCGTAAGATTGCAAAGCGGATGACCGCGTGGATGATTGCACTCAAGGAATTTGTTCCCGAGAGCAGGCGCAACAACACGGACTACGCCGCGCTTTCTTTCTCAGAAACCAATCGTTACCGTGCCATCAACTTCACGGCGTTCAAGAAGTATAAGACGTTGGAAATTCGGTTGCACAGTGGCACCGTTGATTACACGAAAATCATTGCATGGATTAGACTGTGCGAGCTATTGTTCGTGATTAACGTAAAGCCCAAGGCGGGGGCTGAGGGTGTAGCGGCCCTCTGTCAATTGCCCTTGACCGAATACGAGAAAAGCTACTGGCTCAAGCGTCACCAGCAGCTAAATCCCGGCCATTACAGCAGCAGCACGCCAAGCACGGAAAGCGAGTGAGTCAACCAGCCCCTAAGCAATTGGGGGCTGTCATGTCTTCCTCGGTTGGAATGACAAAAACAAAAACATATGTGTAAACTAGCAATCGTTACTAAGCATGACAGCACCAAACTTGGTGCTATCATTGTCAATGCGTGGAAAGAAATGTCCACGACAGAGAGAGATGGATTCGGGGCAGCGTGGGTTGGCCCGAATGGAAAGATTGGTTATGTCAAAAGCTCGCAGCCTTCGTTTCTGCCTGAGTTGCCAGCGTTCTGCTCGGCATTTTCAGACGGCAATGGACTCAAGAGTGATGGCAGTGCCCTCATCATTCATGGTCGCACGGCAACGTGTGGTGTGAATGTGGGAAATACCCACCCAATGATGGGCAACAACTGTGCATTGGTGCACAACGGTGTTGTGAGTTCCAAGCGTTTCCACAACACGGAAACCACTTGTGACTCCGAGCTGTTGCTCCATGCGTGGAAGGCGGATGGTATTGACGCGGTGGCCAAGGATATTTCCGGCTATTATGCGTTCGCCATTCTCCAGCGCATCAGGGGCAAGACGGTGCTCGACATCGTGCGAGACGACAGGGCGCAGCTCAAGGTGGGCAAGATTGACGATGGTTGGGCATTCGCCACGACGCCCTCGTTGCTTGCCACACTGGGCTCAAGCTATCTGTCGGACTACAAGCCAAACACCCATACATCATTTGTGGATGGCGAGGTGTATTCCGTGGAAAACTTCATCCCAGCGGAGGCTGATAAGCGTCTTGAGAAAGCCGCAGAGAAAGCCATTGGTATGAGTGACATAGCCACGCGATACAGGGAGAGCACCAATTGGCGTTCGTATGAAGCCGCCAGAGCGAAACAGGAGGCAATGGACCTCGGTTGGGGTGCTGCATAATTATGTCCCGCAAACTACAACCAGATGGCAAGCGGGTGAGGATTCCGCCCATCGTAATATCGGCTACAACCAAGCGGAAGATGGATGCTTGGCGTATTCAGTATGGCATACCACATGGCCGCATTGTGGACGCTATGCTGAAGCACGTTGAGCAAGACTTCAAGTTCGTCATTCCGCTAAGCGGGCAGAGGCGCAGCCTAATCGGTGAGCTTCAGCCCTTCAACAACAAGGCATTGTGCAACACATAAAAACACTAGCGTTGGTTATCCTAGCCGTCATTGCGGCTGGGATAATTGTCCCCATCATTGTGGGATTTCTACTGTCCCAGTGGAAAGATGACGACCATTAGAAGGCGCGTTCATTTTCCGTCTTCCGGTAAATGGTAATCCTTTGACCATTAAGTCAGATAACACTCAATAAATGACACTATTATGACACTTATCAACCTCATCGGCCTAGGTTTGGCCGTTCTAATTATCCTCCAATTGCTCGGTCTAATCGTTTTATGGCAAATTTGGCGCAAAGACGACGACGACTCATGGGACTTGTAACCAAAAATTGCAGAAACTCAGTCAAATATAACAAAAATCGCTTAAGCATAACAAAAAACACATGAAACTCTTAAAAGAATTTGACGGCAAAAAAGCCGGGGACCGCGTAACAATGTGGGCCGACAGAGGCACCATTGAAGAGGTAATAGACAGTGGA